TGGCAGTCCGCGCCCATTTCCGGGCGCGCACGCGCACAAAAAGCACCGCACGCGCACGAAAAAGGCCGGATCGACCGGCCTGATACCGTCCCCCGATATTGGGGCTCAATAGTATGCCCGCACTCCTGATTCCTTGCCACATTTTGGACAGGCTCGTGTACGTTCCACCAAACATAGTCGCGGCACTTTGCTACATCGGTGCCAGCGATTAATTATGGTGTCACAATGTCGGCATTTATCGCGCGCCTGATATTCGCCCGTGTTTGGATGGTGCCGATATTCTGTAGTCATATTGTCTCCTTCCGCCCCGATATTGGGGCTCAATTGCAGTAGGATTGTACGCACTCTTCGCCGCAGCACAGTTGTTCCCGATCCACCGGGTGGAATTTACTGCCGCACCACTTGCATTTGCGTTCCTGGTCTCTCCATGCGTCCGGGCACCCCTGCTCGTGACAGATGCGCCCATTGACCATAGATGGACTGCATCCATCACATCCCGTGTGTTGTAGACTGAGTTCGTCACCGTTTTTGTAGTGTGTTCTCATGAATTTTCTCCTCTGCTTAAGGCATGCACCGAATGATTAGTTCAATTGCCGCGATAAACACTATACCGCCGATGATCGCTTGCGCTACCCGTTTCATGTTCTATCTCCTCAATAGGGTTAATGTTGCCTCTACAACCCGGCGTCCCATGCTTGCCAGCACTATGCACAGTCTACCACAGGAGCTTGCGATTGTCAACATAATTCTCGTAAGATTGTTGCAGATAGTTGTAAGTGCTTGTGTATGCTGTAGTTACGTGCGTGGAATTGTGCGCCATACGCTAAGGGTATGGCGCACGTGGGGTTGAGCGCGTGCGCGCGTGCGCGTGCGCGTGCGCGTGCGCGTGCGCGTGCGCGTGCGCGTGCGCGTGCGCGTGCGCGTGCGCGTGCGCGTGCGTGCGCGCGCGACCCCCCGCGGTACCACCCTTGCTGGGGTATTTCCGCCTTGGGCCCCCCGTACCCGGGACCCCCGCGCCACACCTAAAATTCCCAATACCCGACAAACTCACTCCGCTATCCATAACCCCCGGTATATCAACCACTTACAACACCCACACAAAAAATTGTAAAAAATCCACCAAAACAGGCCATAAATCTGACCTCCGGACCCCATGATTGCGGGGAACTATAGAGGGACGCGTGCGCGGGCTCCGCCCAGGGGCCACGCACGAGGTCCCCGTTAACGTGGGTGTTGTGCGTGGGCCACCAATGGGTCCCTGCGCAGGTGGCATCTGGCCCGGTATTATTGCGCCTGATGAGGGGGTCACGCCCCGAAACGCCATACGGCGTAGCGCGGAGTCGTCCCAACCGGGGAATAACTGACGACCAGGGGACCCACACACAACGCTCACTTTAGGAGACCTACACGATGGCGACAGCCACACGATTGATCGACAATGGCGGCTTCACGGTTCCCCCCGGTGCCCTCGGATACACCCCGGTTCTGGCGTCCGGGATCAAGCTCACTGACGCAGCCACGGGGGGCGACCACACCCAGGCCCTCACCACCGGGGCTACCTACGTTGCGATGGCCGACCCTACCGCCGGGGGCGACTGGATTATGGGCGTGGCGGACGTGACGACCGCGGCTAACGCCGTCTGGTACGTCCCGGTCAACGGGATTCTCGTGTTCCACATGCCCGTAGGATACACGACGCTGCACTACGAGGCCCTGGCATCCGGGGCGTCTCTTTATATAGCGCGGTTGCAGGAGTAGAGGTATGGGACGTATCGACGGTTTCCATGCGGTCGTGACTGTGGTAGTCGCCTGTTTCCTTGTGGTAGTGGGTGCGGGGGTCTATTCGATGAGTCATCTGACTCCTCAGCCCCAGGTCATACAGACCGTACAGGTAGTACAGCAGCCGCTCTCCATCGCCGACCAGGTTGAGCAGGTCCGCGGGGCCGTGGTCCACGTCGGCAAGGTAGGGGTCTGCCAGGGGTCGGGGTGCCTGATTACCTCCGACGGCATTCTGTTCACCGCCAAGCACGTCTCGGACGCGGAGCCCGGCGACTACACGGTGACGCTGGACGACGGCAAGACCTACAAGGTCAAGTACGTCATCGAGGACCGCGAGAACGACATTAGCTTCATGCAACTGGACCTCGCGGGCCGGGAGCCGAACCTGCCCTACGCCGAGCTTGCCCAAGAGGACACGCTGCGGGTGGGGGACGCGGTGTTTATCCTCGGCAGTCCGCTCGGCAAGGACAATGCCAATACCGTCAGCCTGGGGATTCTCTCGGCCCGGCCGAGGGACCTCTACAACCGGCCTGGGTGGGACTCCTACCGGCGGTATGGCTGGCACGCCATGATTCAGACCACCAGTCCCGCCTTCCCCGGCAACTCCGGGGGGCCGTGTTTTGACATGCAGGGCCGGGTGATCGGAGTCCTCGTGGCGGGGCAGGCGGAGACGTTGAATTTCTCGGTACCGGTGGCGCGGTTCCGCGACACGGTGCAGGCGGTGCGGGCGTGGTTCGCCCTGTGCCGGTTCGAGGTCGTCCAGCCGGAGGCCCGCAAGGTGGCCCCGGCGGCGGAGGGGTTCGGCAGTCATAGTTTCCAGGGGTTCTGATATGTCGTCTTTAGCCGCAATCAAATACTCTCTTTCTCCACAAGAAGTGGATTACAGCTCTGCCGGGAAATTAGTCTATAAAGGGCGTTCTTTGGATAACTTTACCAAAGAGGAATTGATTGCCCTACTATATCTGGTTTGCCGAGGACATGATCCAGAGTATTACGGCGATAAACCCGCTTTGATTATCCAGGAGAAGGACATCGCCGCGGTATGGCCGGTGGAGGCGGAGAATGATGCCTCGTGACGTAGAGGGGGCGGGAAAAGGCGATGACCTCCGGCCATGCCGCACGGGTCGGGAGGAGCGGGACTTGCGGTATGCCCTCGCCCTGGGGCTGATTACCCGCGAGATGTTCAACCAACGGTATATGGAACTTGAAGCGCAGGGAAAGATAACACGTGACGGCAGGAGAGTAAGTTAATGACCCCGGAGCAGACCGATGACCCTCCTCTTGGCGTATCTCGCCGGACTGATTACATGGTCCTTGGCCCTTTATCGGGGGCTCGCCTTGGAGCGTCGGCAACTATGGCGGCTCTCTGGCGTTATCTTCGTAGACGAGATGCTGGCTATCAGTGTCGGAGTGTGGCTCGCCCGGTCGGGTACGCTCGCTGAGATTGTGGCCTGCGCCCTGGGCGGGGCGACGGCCTCGGTCGTGCTATTGTGGAGGGTCCGGGGTGAAGAATTATGAGCAGGCGTATGGCGGGGAGTGGTGGGGATATACCCCCGATACAAGAATTGAGTGTTGTAGGTGTGGGTTGAGGCACCGGGTATACGTGCGGAAGCGCGGGGGCAAGTATCAACTGCGATTTGACCCGATCAGGTCTCCGAACAAGAAGAGGAACAAGAATGTGTGATGATGTGTTGAGAGAAGCGTTGAGAGAAGAGTTGCCGGATGAGGTTGAGGATGGCGAAGAAAAGCAAACCAACCCCCGAGAATGAGCCCCTTCTAGAGCGCGGCCATAAGCAACGCGCAGGGCGTGTATTGAGTGAGTACCTACGCGCAGTGGCGCAGGAAATTACCGAAGTAGTTCCTGATGACAGGCCAAACCCCGGCCCGCCGAAGTTGATGAGTAAAGCGGAACGACTCGCTCGATGGCTGTGGCAAAAAGCATTGCCGCATAAAGGTAATGATGGGGAGATTGTAGAGCCTAATCTCGACGTGGTGAAACTTGTTCTGGACCGCGTAGAGGGCAAGCCCGGCATACAGGGCGAGGAGAAAGAGTCGGAACGGGAGACGGTGCCCCAGAAGATTTCGCGGATGAACGTGGACCGGCTGAACGCGATGGCGGAGGAACTCAATGGGTCTGTTTGACACTGATTATGCCCCGTGGGAATGTCCTTATTGCCACGCCAATTTGGAGGCAGAGGGGCCAACCGTGGGCAATCCACATGTATGTCGTCCGGTTAAAGAGAAGTTAGACGCGATTCTTGAAGAGGCGAACCGCACTAACGAGGACAGTGCGTGACGACTGTTAAACCCGAGCTATCTACACCATTTCCAACAAATAGAGAATGGTGGACCGATCCCACGACCGGCCTCAAGATCCCGATGCGGGAGGCGGAGAACGTCGCCTACCGAGAGCGGCTGTTGCATAAGGCGGCGTCCGATCCGGTGCTGCAAAAAGACCTGCTTGCAGCGTGCAGGCAGTCGGCATTGTTCTGGATTAACTCGTTCGCCTGGACGCTTTGGGAGATGGAGGTCAGCCAACAGACGCACAGTTACGTCGTGTCGCCTGTCAGCCTGCATCCGTTCCTGACCTACGAGCGGCAGGACGAGATGGTCGAGTTCCTCCTGGCCTGTTTCCTTGAGGGGCACGACGGGCTCATTGACAAGTCGAGAGATATGGGGGCGTCGTGGTTGATCGCCCTGTTCATTCACTGGCTCTGGCTGTTCGGTCGGTCGAACCTGCAACTCCGAGAGATGAGCCGTGTTGAGGACCTCGTGGACAGCCCGATCAGTAAGTCACTGTTTTTCAAGCACGATACCGTAAATACTTATCTGCCGGAGTGGATGTGTCCGCCTGGCGTCCTCGTTCGGGGCCGTGACAATCGGACGAGTATGCGACTGCATAACGAGAAGAACGGTTCCACGATTGCGGGCGAGAGCACGAACAAGTCCGCCTTCTCCGGCGACCGGGCGGGCCTGATTCTCCTTGATGAGATGGCGAAGATGAACAACGGCGAGAGCATCAAGCGGTCCACCGCCGCCGTGTGTCCCTGCCGTATCGTGAACTCGACGGTCGATCTGCCGGGCAGTTGCTACTCGAACTGGAAGAACTCCGGCACGATCAAGGTGTTCTCCCTGATGGCGTGGGACCACCCGCGCAAGGGCGCAGGTCGTTTTATCTTACAGGATGAGACGACGAAGGAATACCGGATCACGTCGCCCTTCATCGAGCATGAGATCGCCCGCAATGGCCGGAAGGAAGTCGATAAGGAGATCTACGCCCAGGAGGGCGCGGTAGGCGATACGTTCTTCACGCGCGCCGATCTCGACAAGCACCAGGCGTTGTACTGCCGCGAGCCGAAGGAACGCTTCAATATCAAACTCCGCGACAAGATCCCCAACGCGGACGTGGCACGACTGTTTCGCACACGCGACCTCAAGGCGGTGTCTCTGTCTCGGGCTCGTGACGGCGAATTGGCCGTGTGGGTCCCGTTGACCAACGGGCGGCTCGATCAGAGCCGCAGCTATATCCTCGGCATTGACCTCAGTAAAGGGCTTGGCGGTGAAGGCACGAGCGAAAGCGTCGTCTCGGTCAAGTGCAAACAGACAGGCGAGATCGTCGCTAAATGGGCAAGCCGAACAACCGCTCCTTATAATGCCGCAAGAGTCGTTGCCGCTCTATGTCTCTGGGTGGGCGGCGGGGCTCCCCAACGTCTGCCGTTTGTCATTTGGGAGCAAAACGGGCCCGGCCTCGACTTCGGGAACGTGTTCGTCCACGAGTTGAAGTATCCCTACTACTACCGCGACGAGACGGTGGGGAATGTGGCGGAGAAGAAGACCGCCCGATGGGGCTGGCACTCCAGCCGCGAGCGCAAGGCCGTCATGCTTCGCGCCTACGAGCGGGCTTTGATTGAGAACCGGATCGTTAATCGGGACAAACAGAGCCTCGATCAGGCTCGAACGTACATCACGTATCCGGGCGGCGGTTGCGGTCCCGCGGAGTTGGTGGACAAGGATAAATCGGAATATTTGGGACACGGGGACAGGGTTATTGCTGACGCTTTGACCGTGATGGACCGCGAGGTCCTAAAGCCTAAAGCGGAGAGTGAGGCCGCGCCGCAGGGTACGTGGGGGGCGAGATTTCGGGCGTGGCAGGTAAGCCAAAAAAAGTCAAAGGGATGGCAGAGGGCGTTTAATTACGGGTAAACTATGGCAGTAGAACTATCCGCCAATAAGCTCAGCGAGTCCGTGGCCGAGGGCTTCAAGAGGTTCGACCATTTCCGCAAGGCCCGCGCGGACCACATAAAACAATACGTAGACGAATACTTTGAGAAGATTCAGGGCATCACCGGCGAGAGACCTATCAATCTGGTCTTCCTCGCGGTCAGATCGCTCGTACCGAACCTCGTGCAGAAAGAGGGATGCACGCAGGTCCTCACCAAGATCCTCCGCCAGCGGGAGTACGCGGAGAAGCTAGGGCTTGCATTGACCGACCTCGATGAGCAACTCAAAGGGGCTCGGCTTCTCCGTGCGGCGATTGTGGATATGTGCTTCGGGATGACCGTGCTCAAAACGAGCATCGCCGCCAGCGGGCAGTTGTTTGATGTGGCCCCGGATGTCCGGGTCGATCCCGGCCAGATTTACACGGAGCGGATCAGTCTCGATGATATGACCGCCGATCCGTGCTGCACGGCATGGGATCGGGCCTCGTTCATCGGGCACCGTATTCGTATCGAACGTAACAAACTCCTCGACGCCGATGGCTTCGACCGCGGTGTCATTGAGCGGCTCCCCCGCGCAGGTCCCAAGGCCAAGGATGACCGAGCGGACGAACTCAGCAAAGACGACAATCAAGCCCTGCATACGATGGACTTGCAGGACTATGTGAATATCGTGGAACTTTGGGTCCCCGAGGCGCGGGCGGTATGCTATATCCCCGATCCCGCCGAGGCCGTCACCAGCGACTTCCTCAAGATTGAGGACTACTATGGTCCGCCGAGCGGTTTGTATACTTTTGGGGCCCTGACTCAGCCTGTGCCGGACAATCCTTTTCCGGTCGCTCCCGTGGGCGTATGGCGCGACCTGAGCGACATGGCGAATAAGCTGTTCAAGAAGGCCATGTCCCAGGCCGACCGGCAGAAGAATGTCACGCTCTATCGCCCCTCCAGTGCCGATGTCGCCGAGGCTGTGCGGGACGCCGAGGACGGCGAGATGATCGCCACGGAAGACCCGGACGGCGTGAAGACCGTCTCCTACGAGGGCGCATCGCCTGAGACTGTGGCGATGACGCAGAGCCTTTACGGGTGGTTCAATCTCGTGGCGGGCAATCCCGACCTGATGAGTGGCGCGGGAGTCAATTCCGACAAGGCGACGGGTCAACAGATTCTCCAGCAGAATGCCGCTATCGGCGTCGGCGATATGCGGGACATGGTGTATGACCTCGCGGCGGAGATTCAGGGGAAGCGCGCGTGGTTCCTGCACAATGATGACCTGATGTTCCAGCCGGGTGAGCCGGGCATCCCGCTCATCAAGCGGGCGGAGAACGGGCAGGAACGTCAGATGTGGCTCACTCCGGCGGACAAGACGGGTGAGTTCGAGACCCTCGGATTCAAGATCGTGCGCCGGTCTATGTCCGTGCTCGACCCGATTGCGCGAGCGCAGGCGGTGCAGGGCTTCACCACGAACATCGTCCCGCAAGCGTTCATGGCTCTGCAAGTGGCGATGCAGGCGGGCCAGCCGTTCAACCTGCCCCGCTATCTGACGCGCGTGGCGGAGGATATGGGGATCTCGGAGATCGTGGCAGAGATATTCGAGGACCCCGAGTTTCAGCAGAGAATGGAGTGGTATTCCCAGACGGCGGGCAAGCAGAACAAGAAGAACGGCGGGGGGAGCAACACGACACAGAATGGCGGGTTCCCGGTAGGCCGCGCGGCCCCGATGGACTCGATGCAGCAGTTTAACCAGAACGCGCAGATGGGGGCCGCTCCGGCTCAAGCCATGCTGCCGGTGAGGAGTCAATGATGTTCAGCAAACCCACTACGAGAGCCATAGCCGGGCCAAGAACAGCGAGTGAGTCCATTGCGAGGAAGGCGGCGGTGAAGAAAAAGTACCCGCAGATGTCCGAAAAGGATTGGGGTAAGCCGACAAAAAAGAAGCGCAAGACCGCGGTGGATACTATTGTGGAACATGACCAAGCGGAGTTGGACTCGGCAAAGAACGCCCTCAGTCCCGAGGAGTTTGAGAAGTTTTTCGGGTCCCCGAAGCGGAGGAAGTGACCATGCCGGAGTACCACTACCGATGCGATTGCGGGAACACCCTTGTCGTGGATAAATCCATGAGCAACTGCCACGACACCGAGATTTGTGTGGAGTGTTCGGCGGAGATGTACCGTGACTACCACGCGGAGAACACGACCACGAACGGCGGCGACCACGAGGCTCGTCCGCTTCATTCGGATGCGCTGGCGATTCATCCGAGCCAGATTGACGAGCACCACCGGCTCTACCCGGATGTCCCGCTCGACAACAAATGCCGTCCGGTGCTGACTCGCTACAAACAGCGTGAAGCCTATTTGAAAGCTCGCGGAGTCGAGAAGATTCCGCATCTGAGGGAGTGGTGATGGAGGATGGGGTGACAAAGGTTTGCTCCAAATGTGGGAAGGAAAAAGATCTCGCTGATTTTTCCCCGGATAAACGAGCACTCGACGGCCGTGAGGGCCGATGTAAAAAGTGCATGAGTGCGCGGTGGGCTGATTACAATAAGCGGAAGGCGGCGGAGAATCCAAAATGGATGCGCCATCGCGAGTGGCGGTTGGAGTACGGATTATCCCCGGAACAAGTTGAAACTATGTATATCCAACAACATGGTTTATGTCTGATTTGCGGGAAATCTATGACGCTGGATGAGGCACACGTGGATCACGACCACCAAACTGATCGGGTTCGTGCACTTTTGTGTGGACTATGTAACCCGATGATCGGCATGGCCCGCGAGAACTGTGAGACATTAAGTAATGCGATCCAATACCTGAATTCTTTCAAGGGGACAAGTAATGGGTGATGAGAAAGCTGTGGCTGAACTGAAAACCGCGATTGACGCGATTGACTTTGATGGCGGATTGACCTCGGTAAGTGCTACCCCGGCGACTCCCGAACAGAAACCGGCAGAGGAAACTCCCTCTACCCTGGTAACTCCCACAAAGTCCGACCCAGTGGAGAAGGAAACTCCGGTTGTGGTCGAGACTTTAGCAGAGAAACCGGCAGAGGAAGAAGTTGAATCTACCCCGGCGAAAACGGAAGAGTCCCCGGCAGACGATAAACCGGCGATCCCCGACAGTCACTATCGTGCAGCGGTGCACATGGGCATGAAGGCCGAGGAGATTGGCGAGTTGTATGACCAGTCCCCGGAACTCGCCCTCAAGGCCCTTGCCAAGTGCTATGAGATGGTCAACGCCTCCTCGAAGCAGCTTGGCGAATTGGGTCAACAGGCCCGGCGATTGAAGGAACCCGCCCCGGTTACGCCAGTGCAGCCGAGCCGCAAGGAGGCGGTGATGAAGAAGCTTAAGGAGAAGTACGAGGATGACCCGATTATCGACTTGATCGGGGAGCTTATCCCCGATGCTCCGGCACCGCGGCCTGCGGTCCAGCCGGTGCAGCAGCAGCCGCCCGAGCGATCCATTGACGAGGAGATCGCCGTCCGCCAGACCATCAACACGTTTTTCGGGGCGGATGATATGAAGCCGTATGAGGATTTCTACGGCAAGGCGGGCCAGGCGGGGGATTGGACCCATCTGACCGGGGGTCAGGTCGCCAATCGCCGGGAGACGTGTAATCGGGCGCAGTTGATCCTCGATGGGGCGGAAGCCACAGGGATGAAAATGAGTGCCGCGGAAGCTCTGGAGCGGGCGCATCTGGAAGTCGCCGCGCCGATGGTGGAACAGGTGGTCCGGCAGCGGATCGTGAAGTCTGTCCAGAAACGGGCGGCGGGCGTGACGCTAAAGCCGAGCGGGAGCAGAACCCCGGCCCCAGCCGCGGGTGCGTACAACCATGAACAAGCCGTACAAGAGGTAGGAGCCGAACTCAAAAAGGTGTTCGGTTCTCCATAATAGGAGATTGAAAAGATGTATACCATCGACCAAATCTCCGGCTTGATCGCAACGACTCACACCAAGTACCCGAAGCAGGAGCTTACGGTGACTTGGGACGATCATCGTTTCGAGGCCGCGAGAATTTTCAACAAAGAAAGCATCAAGAAACAAGGCGGGACCACGATCACCGGCAAGGCGGTCCTGTCTCCCACTGGTAATGCCCGATATATCGGGTTCTATGAGAAGGACGAACTGGCGCAGGGCGAGACGGTCCACACATATACGATGCCCTGGTGCCGGATGACAACCAACTGGTCCTGGGACGAGCTTGAAATCCTGATGAACAAGGCTGATCCCGAGGGGTTCATTGACCTCGCCAAGACTAAGGACATGCAGGCGGCTTGGGATGTCGCTAATTTGTTTGAAGCAGCTTTTTGGCAGGCCCCGACTTCTTCCTCGGACGACAAGTATCCCCGCGGCGCGCCCTACTACATCCGCATGATGGACAAGGACACGACTACGGCGGGCTGGGTCGGTAAGACCATCCGTTATCGCAACGGTACGACCGGTACGAGTTGTTCGGATATTGACGCCGCGGTATATCCGCAGTGGGCGAACTGGGCCGATCTCTACACGGCGGTCAACGATGACCTGGTGGACAAGATTCGCAATGCGTTTCTGTACACCAATTTCCGGGCTCCTCTCGGTGCCACACAGTTCGAGGTCC